TTACTGGGCTTTCTTAACTTTGAATATATCAGTGATAGCGTTATCGTAAGAAAAGAAGAACTCATAATTATCCGTCAATGTCTTCCATTCATCATTTATATTTTCAAGTGCGTTCGGGATGAACGACTCGAATCTACTCAAAGTAAAAAGAGTGCCAGATGGGTTATTATCATAATTATAGTTTTGACTCTTATTTCTGTTATAGTGTTCCTCAATTGATTTTGCGATTTTATTTGCTTTTATGATAAGATCATTAACCTCGTTCAAAATCTCATTACAGGAAAGAATAATATTATCAAAAGAATCCCGCTTCGTTCCTGAAATCTCTAAACCATAGGTATGAAGCTTCTTAATTTTCATTTTTAACTCATTCACATGCTTATCAAAAACATTTTTGTTTGTAGATAAATCAGCTATATATGGTTGCAAAATACCTAATTGACTACGCTTAGGCAAAATATGACTATTCTCATTAATCTTTTTATATAATTGATTGTATGAAGCTAACACTGACGAGAAATCTTTTATCTTTAATAAGTCATCATTAACAAGAGATATTGCTATTTTATATCCCTCTTGAGCAGTAAATTGTGCCAAATAATTACGGGCAGTAATGACTGCTGATACGGTTGCCCCTGCCATAATTATATTGCAGAATGCAGAAATCCAATCTGTGTAACTACTTTTATCAATTGCATTATTGTATATACTCAAAAAGAAATTGATTAGTAGCACAATTATAAATAATAAAAAAATCAATGCGACTTTCATTTTTTTCCTTGAATAATCCATACTTTAATTTTACAAGTTTGTGTGATAATAACCAATGATAACTACCTCACAATTGATAAATGGAACGGTACATTCATCCCTGAAGTTAATGGTACCAATCCCTACCCTCTATTGAAACGTGCACTCCGTTTACTTAACCAAAATTATGGCACTTAGAACCTATGATTTAATTCAGTTACAACGTGATTAACTGTTCTTTCTAAAAACATTATTTTAATGCTATTAACGCAACTATCAAAGCAACCGCAGAAACAAAAAGTGATGCGAGTGGTATATAAATACCAGATGAATACTTCAACTTGTTTTCACTATCTAAATATTCATAAAAGAAAGATCTAAATCGCAAAAGAGAAATTTGAAGTCTCAAAAATGGTGTACTTTCAAACAGAACGCTTGTATACCTATGATAAAGACATAAATAATTAAATAATTTCCTGACTGTTTTATCGCTAAATCTTGCACCATTTAAATTATGATAAACAATTAATTTTTTATAATCAGCACCGGATTGTTTTGATTTTGCAGGATAAAGAAAAACTGTATCAAAGCCTACATCAGAATGCGAAAAAACTAATGCTGCTCCAGTCTCATAATCAAACTCTTGATATTCATTAGTATGATAAACTATATTTGTTGACTGAAAAAAAAATCTAACCGCAATAGAGTCATTCCCCTCAACTAACGGTGTGGTTTTAACTGAGTTCTCATGAACGGTTAAAAGAAATTCATTTTTATTAAATCCATCAACAACAGCCTTAAGGCGTTGAATAAGATCTTGCCTATAATAACGCCAGTTAACGTTGCTGATTAAACGCCTTAATCTATTTCTTTCAACTATATACCTAAAATTCCCTACTTTATTTTCCATATAAAAAACCAGCATTAACTTGACCATAAAGCATTATAGAGGAATTTATCTTTATATCAAGTAATAATTTGAAGCATTTATGAGAAATCAGGACAAAATTTACCTATCATATAATCACATATATCTAAACAACTTTCTATTAAGCAATTAAAGCCTCACAAAGAGGCTTTAATTTTAGTTACCACTAAGTAGCAAAATTAGAATTCTGAAAATGTCAGATAGTGGCAACGAAAACACAACGATACCAAAGTAATCTAAGATAGGTACTATAATGTAGTTGTATGTAAGAATGATAGTACACGCATACCCTAAAAATGATCTCCAGCCTCTACCAGCTTTGATCTCTTCACGGTTTGTTGCCTGTGATTCATTCGTTTTTTCTGTTTCAAGTTCGTCTTTAGATTTCTCAATTTCGGTTTTGTTCTTAGCAATAAGATTAATCCCTGAATTGATAAGATCAATGATAATACTTAACATATGTTATCCTTGTATTTGGCAAACACAAGAAAATACGCGATGACCTTTGTAGATGTGGTTATAAGATAGTAGTACCTGAACGTCTATTTTATCTTTTAGCAACTCCACCATTAGTACATCACCATCACTTACGTTAGGTTTTGTATGATGATGAAAGCTGTATACGACTAAATCACCTTTAGTTTTATCTACTTTCTTTTTTATGAGCTTACTACCAGATAGTGCTTTATCATATGGTATGGTTACACTTACTGGTTGGATTGTCTGAAAAGAAAAATCTGTTAGTACAGAATGATCATAACATGGGAAATTTTCTAAGTTATCCATCTTAATTCCTCCAACGGTAATCAAACGTACCGCGTAATGTTCTTAATTGTTCTATTACTTTTTTCTCGGTTTCATCGTAGAAATCAAACAATGGTTTTCTACCTACGGAACCATAGTAACCAATAACCCTCTTTTCACGTGCCAGTTTAGGATTACGTTTAGAGGATTTCTTGGTAGTATCGATCAAGTACGTATTGCCGTTCTTGCTCTTTACCTTTTTGTATTTATCACTCTGAGTTCTTGAACGTAGTTGTGTAATGTTCCCCTGCTTCGTTAACTTAGCATTCTTATATGGAATAATTTTACCTTCATTAACGTGTCTGTAAGCAGGATCAAGGATGAACTTCAAGTATGAGGTTTGGTTAGGTAGTACTATGATCTGGTTTACGGTCTTGTAGTCACTAATCTTTTTAAAATTAAAGTACAAACTCTTACCAGTAAACGGTACACCACCACCTGCTACATCATTATCCACTTTACGTTGCATATATTGGGTAACTATACGCATACGGTTACTTAGTTCTTTTTTGAACTCTTGTCCTATCGCTGGGCTGTTGTTGTTTATAAAACGCCTCATATCATTTGGGCTATTGCCTCTACGCCATGCCATAAATCATCCTTAATTTAGTATTTCATATAATGATTGAAGTATTCCACGTATACGTACAGCATCCTTTCCACTTGGTAAACGTGCCTTATGCATAACGGAAAGATTAATATTTCCCGTTTTCAACCCCTGATTAATAATAAGTGCCGTTTCTACAAATAGTGTTTCTCTCATTGATGGGAAAGCCCACAAAACGGTACGAGTGTAATCTAAGCCATCTTCTATCTTTTGATTAACTATCTTTGAACTTGAACTGTACTCACGCCATCCATTTTCAACTGAATTAGCTTTTAGTTTCTTAACGTCCTTAACTCTCTTATACATCTGTTTACAACCTATATAAAAGGTACTGTCTTCAAACTGGAACAAGTACACGAATCCTACATAACTACCGTTTGTTAATTCATCCTCACTCCAATCATCATTGTAAATCCATTGCTTCATATAAATACCCTATGATAATTGTTATAAGGTATTTATTTAATGGATTTAAAAAACAGGCTAATTAGCTATGAGGGATCAATTGCCTATCAAACTAAAGTTGGTTATTTTAAGAATGGTAAATTTTGGACATATAAAGATAGTCTTGGCTATCCAACTATTGGGTACGGTCGACTACTAAAACCTGGTGAATCATATCCAAACGGTATTACACCAGAACAAGCCGAACGGATGTTAGAAGAAGATATCAGTACTGCTAAGTCTGCTGTTCGCTCATTAGGATTAGATTTGCCTTCTGACTGGCAGGACTTTATGACCATTATGGTTTTTCAACTTGGCCTATCAGGTACTTTAAAGTTCAGAAAGATGATTCATGCCTTACGTGATAAAAACTATAAAGAAGCGATTGTACAGGCTAAGGATTCACTCTGGTACAGACAAACCAAATCACGAGTAGATCAGATGATTGCAGAACTCACCAACAAATAAAAAAGGGGCTATTTAGCCCCTTTTATTTTTTAGCGTTTCAAGCATTGTAATTACACGCTCAATTTTAATATCAAGCATATGTACACTATCTTCTAAGTTTTTTAATGTCTTCTTCATTTGATCTTGTTCCTGCTCAAGCGAAGTTAGAGACTGATCCATCAAAGCAACTTTCGTTTCAACGGTAGAAATACGTGCATCTAATTCGTCTGAGTCAGATGTAAAATCCCTATAAACAGTCCAGCACAATACTAAAGCTGAAACAATCAATGAACCAATCGTTAAGATGTCCATTTATATTCCTATGTATTATATTTGGTAATAGTATTTATTACGCATTATATAAAGGTTGATCACCAGCACGATATAAGAATGAAGACCAGTTAGCAGGAACATTAAGTGAAGCAATGCCACTACGTGAAGTTGTACACATCACATAGATATAGTTCCAATTTCCACGACCAACAGGCGGTACATATATTGAATTTAATCTGAACGATGTAGAACTACCGCCATTACCAGCATCATAATAGAACAAGTTAGTTAAACCAATTCCATCACCACCCATACGAATATAGAAGTATTGACGTTCATATGAGGTCAAGCTAATTGATAAATCACTATCAAAGTAACGTGCGAAATCTTCACCACGAATACGCAACGCTACATAGTGTTGGTTAGCTACTGGATCTAATGCGGCCTGACCACCTGAAACAGTACGTGAACCAAAGATAAACGGTACAGGGTTGATACCCGTCGATTGTGGACGGCAAATATCCCCTACGATACGTGCGGCACTCAAAGTACCAAGAATGTTACAGTTTTCATTGATAGTAACGTTATTGAGCACCCCACTATTCGCAAAAATCGTACCGCGAATAGTAGCGTTTCCAAAGTTGGCTGTACCGTTCTTGTTAATCATCCAACCATTCGTACCATCCCAATTACTGGATTGTATCTGCTGACTTATCTTAGCTGAGTCAATTTCACCATTCATGATATGTGCATTACGAATAGCGGCATTGGCAATCTTAGTATTATCAATTGCAGCGTTTTGAATCTTGGCGGTTGTCACTGATAAGTTGTTAATTTGGGCTGTATTAATACTCGCATCGGCTATTACTGCTGAGTTAAGAAAAACTTTCCCATTTTGAACAACAAGTGGATAAACCCTGTCTGATAGTTTGGCACTATCCGTACTGATAACACTAAAGCGATCCGCCATAACGGTAAACACTGATGTTTTTTCATCTGCGGCTAAAGCAATGCCCGTTACGTTACCGTTGTTTGATACCTGTAGCTGCCAGCGTGACCCAAGTTCATCTACGATCTGTTTCTCAACAATGCCAGTAGCCGTATCACTATTAAGTAGGCCATCAATAACATCTTCATTCAATTTGCTGTATGGAACCTTCGTATTTTGGTTAAAGCCGATAGTAGGCGACCATACAAGTTCATCGGCCCCAAATTTATCTTGAGCGGCAATACGTGCAAAAAATGAACCGTCCTCGATCCCGAATGATGCTGAATAGCGGTTAGCACTGCTAAAGTACTTCGACCCTGAGCTAAACCCCTCATCAAGTGCGATTTGTAGAACGATTCCCGCATAATCCGGTACGTTTGATTCAGTCCAGTCGATGAACACAGAATCATAACCACTCTTCAAATTGATACCTAACAATTGTGGGTGTTGTGGGTTACTAACTTCAATCTGAACTTCTTCACTATAGATACCAGTACCCCAACCATGAGCGATGATCCCAAACACACGGTAACGGCTAAGGCCATCACTGGTATTCATTGAATATGAGTACGTCCAGTTGCTTGTAGTGGTGTAGTACGATGTGATGTAGTTCCTGTATCGGTCATACACACGAATTTCATAGTGTTTGAAGAAATCAGCAAAAGTTTTACCATTAACGGCTAAGTTATTCTGATCATCCCAACGTAAAATAAAATCTTGAGCATAAGTCTGGTTTAAGCCTACATCATCATTCACCATATCAAGATTAGTAATCTTCGGTAATGCGAATATAACTTGTGGTGTTTGATTATATATAGCTACTAATTCCGATGAATAACCTAATGTGTTATACGCCTCAATAGCAAAATCGTACTGTACACCATATAACAGATTTAATATCTCAAAACTCGTAGAGTACTGCCCTACGTTACCAATGCTAATCCAAACACTGGAATCACTGCGTTTATAACGAATCTTATAACCACGTACTGTTGTATCCTGACTAAGATCCCATGTTAATAGAACGCTGTTACCTGATGCCGTTGCCCCTAAACGTTGAGCCTGTAGGTTACTTGGCGGTTCTACGTATGTTGGGTTAGGTAGATTGGTCAAACCTTCCTGGGGGAATTGTCCCGGATCTTTTCCTTGATAGATACCATCATCATATGAAATCGCGGTGATCTGGATAATGCCTGCTTTATCTACGGTCATTGGTACAGTACGTTGAATACATCTGTACTTATTATTACTAAATCCAGCTTCTTTAAAATCAATTGTAAACACATCATATACTTTCATATCTGTTACATAGGTATTGAAAGTAATCGTGTTCGTGATGTACTTGGATTTTAGTAATTCAATGTTACTAAGAATAGCAAGTTGATTTTTATCCTGTACCCAAAGATAGTTTAAATCCTTCTTGATAATATAACCATCTTTAGCAATGGATGCGTTACTAATGGCATCACTTGGATAACGGATAATATCTTGTGAATAGTCATTACCTGGGTTTGTATAAGTACTATCCATTGTATTAAAATAATCAGACTTAGAACCCGTTGTGATATTCACACTACCAATAATATTTGCTTCATCAAAATGTACACTTGGAATATCTGGTGCATCAACGGTTAGATAATATTTACCATTAGATTCATAAAGTACACCACCAAATGTTTGTAGAATATTTTCAATATTTTCCTTAAAGGATTTATCATATTGAATATTACCATTTGAATAGAAATGATTCTGAGCACAATAGTTTGCCATATTACGGAAACTGGTAATATCAATATCATTAGGATCAAGGCCGAATCCAAACTCTGTATTAGTGATAAAGTCATATAGTTGGCTTGGAGGGTTTGAACTTGGTTTACGTACATTATCAGTTAAGTCATAGATCATACGTCCACGCATTTCTACCGATAACGTATAGTTCTGGTTCGTTAGAATCCCATCAATTAATGAATCGTTGGTTTTCTTGATTACGGTACAGATCTGTACAAGACCATCACCACGCATGTTGTCAGTCCATTGACTACCGCCATATTGACGGGCAAGCGTCATAGAACCACCGTAGGACGGCTTACCGAAACGTACCTCAATCTGTAAGTATTTGCGGTACTTCTCAATCATCATTGAGGTAGGTACGATCCCTTCTGTGGTGATATACGCACCATCCATGAGTACCGGAGCATTATCAAAATAGATCTGCTTGATTACGCCTTGTGATTGTTCCCCTGGTACTTGCCCGATTTCACCGATACTGATCGCGTGAACCGTACATAACTGGTTTGAAGTACCCTTATAAACGTTCTGCCATACGACGATAGAGCCTAACTTGTTATAAGCTACCTCTGTTGCGTTGCGGTTAGAACCGCCGTATGAAATCGGTATGCCAGTACTTGGTGATGTTGATCGGGCATTGTTACTACCCGTACTCGGATACGTTACCCCCATTTGGCCTACATTCATCATCTGTGATGAACTGATGTAAGATAGTGCTGCTGTACCAATACCTATAGCTACTAATGCTGCTAAAGCTAAACCTGCTGCGTATGCTGCTGCCGCTGCTGATGCCCCTGCGATAATAGCTACGGCAACTGCTGCTACTGCCATAGTTATTCCCCTTTAAATCTGTATATTTTGTCTTTTTCATTTGGGATATATTGAGAAACGATATAGTTAGATTTATCTTCTGATAAAATTACTACTTTCCCACGCCAATAAACTGTACTGTGACCTGACGAAATGATGATATCCCCATCAAGTGGTTCAGTTACTAATTCGCCTTTTTCTTTACACAATAGATGTAGAGTAGAATAACTACAGTTTGTTTTTGCGTATTTTCTACCTGCTGTTGGTGTTGTGTATTTCTGGTAGATTTCATCACGGTAATTACTACCAGTGATCATATCAATTACTGTTAGCACCATGATATGACAATCATTAGTACCGTACACTAAAGGTTCACCAACTAAACCACTTAGGTACTCTGTTATAAATCCGTTTTTCATTATTTCTTGCTACTCTTCCAGAATTGCTCTGAACTATTTAGTATTCCGATTAGGTCAAAGAACTTATCACCAGTGTGTAATGATTGGTGTACTGATGTACTTGATAACAGGCGTTGTGTTTGGTCTAACTTCTTCCACAATGAATTTAGATTTACTGTTGTTTCATTTGTGGTATTACCTGCTGTGTTGTTAAAGTCAGAACTAAAGTAATCAATGTAACCACTAAACATACGATAGGCATATAGAATACCCCCTGTAGCTGGGTTAACAATCCCCATCCAGATATTAACTTTGGCATCATTCCACAATCCGCGTAATGCCATAGATAGATAATCCTGGCTTACATTACTTACTTTCAAAGAAGTACCGTTATTGTTGATTTGGTTCTTTTCTACATAGTTAGCAAATGATGAATCAAGGAAATCAGGTACAGACTTATAGTTAATCCCATTATAGTTTTGATCGGCAATGGCATCAGTTAGATATATGTTACTTCCGGTAGGTGGAAGTACATCTATTAGCTTTACCATAACACCACACTGATATAGTTCTTTTTCTGTTAGTACGGTTTTGTTATCGCCTCGTGTAAGGTTCCAGTACGCGACAAGATCCGCATTAGTTAGTACATTACTTGGAATAGACATAAATTAACCTCTGATGTTTTCTGTTGCATTTATTGTCACTTCCATAATGTTTGTACTTGGCATCTGATATGCTGCGTTCTGTGGTGTAAGAATAAATGAACCTTGAATATTGTCATATTTCATTACTTCCCCAAGTTGAATGTATTTGATTAATCCAGGGAAAATAGTAATCACGTTGCCAGTGTTGGCTATGATTCGGTATAGTTTCTTGTGTCCGTTGAATTGAACTAACGTACCAACTTCAAGTGTATTAGCATTAACGGCAATGGATGTTGCCCCCGCCGCCCTTGCTGCTGTTGCCTGTACTTGTGATGTTTGAGTACCGTTGTATGTACTCCACCATCCAAGAGGCATAGAGAACGGTTTGCCCTGACCATATAAAGCGTAGAAGTTAGCGAGTTCAGCACGGTTCATCTTGTTCAAGGTAACTTTGAAGCTAAGGGTAAAGTACTGCGAACCAACAACACGTGTAATAGTTTCACCTGTCCATGTTTGGTTTTGGTATTGCGGTATATTATCCGTCAACATGAACTCACTAATAAGTGTGTTATTTAACATATTATTATTCCTTTAATAGTTAGCCCACAATCCATGTGGGCTATATGATATTTATACGTTATTCTTCTGAGATTTACGTGTTGCCTGAACGATAGTATCAGCGTGTTTATCACACATTTTTTGGAAATCTGAATCAGAAATTTGACCATTACTATTAATAATTAACGGTGCATCAATTTTAATATCACCTGATTTACTACCATCCTGATTACTCAAGTATTTTGTTAAATCCTGATTTAGTGATTTACCTACTACACGTTCCCCTTTTTCAAGATTGTATGTACCAGTACTTGGTAGTGAATCCCAACCATCATGGGCTTGCCCCTGGATGGCTGTACCTTTGATAGTACGGACAATGGAAGCACCCTGAGCTGCTACTTGTAGCCCTGCTGCGATCCCCATAGGCCAACCAAGTTTGATAGCTTCGGATATACCCTGCTGGATGTTGATCACTGCCTGAGCAATGGCAATACCTTTACTTACGGCAAATGCTGCCTTAGCCGCTGCTGATGATTCACCGAATACACCAGCCATGATATCCGCTACGTTACCTGCTCCCGTTTGCCACATCCCTAAAGTACTGGTTAGTGCGTCTGCGGTTAATCGGCCACGTTTCATATCGGCATTGGCCTGAATCGCTGTTAGCTGATCCTGGTACTCTTGGAAACCAAGTACTTTGGCATCATATAGAGCCTTAGCCCCATCTTTGTTCTCTTGTTCTTCGGTGTTGATGTTCTGGTTCTGTACCGGATCTGGCGAAAAGTCTAATGGGTTCTTGTACCCTAAGCCCTGACTAACCGTGTCATTCATCCAGGTAGTACCCGCTGCCGCTGCTCGTGCCTTAGCATCTGCTGTTGCATTAGGATCATTAGCAATGGCTGCAATGTTCTGTGCCTGTTTGAGTCTGTTAGTTTCAGAAAGCATCTGATCAACCATGTCTTTGTACTTGGTTTTACGGCTTTCATATTGCTTGGATAACATATCTGTAATTTCAGATTCAGTACTTCCCGCTAATTTACCTGCTTCACGTATACGCTTTTCAATCTGGTCTTGTTCATAGTTAAAACGAGTAATACGTATTTGAGCTTCATTAGTACCGATTTGTGATAGCGTCTGTTCTAACAGTGCCTTTGCTCTTTTCGTTTGTTCATTAAGTTTGTCTTGTGCGGCTTGTGCTTTCTTGGCTGCTACTTCATCTTTCTTAGCTTTGTCTTCACGTGCTTTATCTTCATCGGCTGTTAGGCTTTTCACTAACTTCTCACGGTTAGCTTTATACCCTTCATCAAGTTTAGCGAGATCGGCATTCATTGCCGCTTGATCACCCTTATAAGCACGTACTAAAGAATCTTTAATAGTAGCTCGTAATTGTGCATGTGTTGCATCCAGGGTATCAATCTGTGCCTGAGTTTTTTGTTTTGCAGAAAGATAAGGTTTTAAAGCAGTATCAATAACACTTCTATCTGAGCCTTTATTGTATTCTTCTTTCTGTTTATCAAGTAGGTTATGTGCCGCATCAAGATTTGCTAATAAGTTTGCAAAGGTTTTATTATTTTCCTCCTGTTCCTTTTGCTGATCTGCTACTATCTGAGTACCATAAATTGAAGAATTTTTTAGTATCTGCTGTTGAAACTGCTGTTGGTATTGTTGAGTAGCCTGAATACCATCTTTACTAACTGCTGCTGCCGCTGCATTAACAGGTTTACTATTAATAATTTTCGTCATTAAGTCGAGAATTTCAGCAAGGTTCTGTGCGATAGGTGCAAGCGTTGAGTTCTTCCAGGTATCCCATGCTTTGGATAAGTTATTAGTTGCAGCCCTGTATTCTTCAAATTGTCTTGATTGTTCTGCTGTTAGTTGAATAGATTCATTAGCAAGACTGTTTTGGTACTCTTGTTCACTATTGAACTCTCGGTATATAGTCATGCGTTTTGACGCGTCGTTTGCAACTGTTTCCATCATGTTTACTATCTGGGATTGACTGAATCCCATTTGTTTAGCCTGATAGTAAATCTTAGCAATAATATCTTCACCGTTTTCTGCTGCTTTCTGTAACTCGAACATATTCAACTTCAATGGTTGAATTACGTCAGTTAACATAGAACCAGCATTATTAGTTATGGCATCGCCCAACTTATCCTTACTATCCTTAATTTGGTCCGCGACGTTATCCATAGTAAGACCAACGGCGGCGAACATATTAGTGACTTGTTGAATCTGTAATATCCCCGACTGTGATAGTGAAGCTGCCTGAAAGACTTCAAACGCCTTTTCTGATTGTTCCTGTACTTTTGCCATAGTTGCAGCAATAGCGATACCTGCGACCCCTACCGCACCAGCGAAACCAGACATAGCTTTAGAGGTAGTAGATAGGCCAGTATTGATACCACCAAATACTCCACCTGCCTGATCACCAAAGTTACCTATATCATTGGCTGCATTTTTTAGTGATCTTTGTAATCCTGATTCATCACCATTGATTTCAAAGATCATTGATTGTCTATTGTTATTTGCCATTAGGCTTTACTCCCATCCAATTAAGCATGTTTGCTTTTTGTTGTTCTGCGATCTTCTTCTCCCTCTCTGCATGTTGTTCAGCTAAGGTTTTATTTGAAATAATATTCAGTGAGTCGAGTTCATAGATATTAAATTTAGGTATATCTTCTTTCTTAATGTTGCCAGTACTTAACCAAATTGCCTGTAGTAGTTCGGTATGCCTGATTTGCTCTATCTGTGAGGATTCAGGATCAACGATTTCTTTAAAAACCAAGAGGTAGTAGAAAAGCAAAACGGGCATAGTGCAGAGTTCATCCACACTACACCCGTGTTTATACAATAAAGATAGTGATAGTTTGAGAATCGGATCGCGTCTTACTTTCCCTCTACATCCTCAACATTAAAGGATTTAGCGAAAACATTACCAATTTCAGCATTCAATTTTAGTTGTACAGTAAGATCTACTTTTGCTTCAACTTGTTCAGGTGAATCAAAAATCTGTTTACCGTCCTCATCAACTACACAATAGAAAATTGCCTTATATGGATCGGCACATTCTGTATGTTGGGTAATGGAAGGTAGTTTGATATACACAGTACATTCTGGTGTTAGTTCTACTGGTGTTAGTTTTACACCAATAGTATTCATTAGATTAGAAAAATCCATTTTTTTATCCTTTTAGTTGGTTTGTAGTATTTGTACTTAACAATATTAAGAACCAGTAACTTCACCAACCGCAATTGGAGCACCAGTAACCGAAACTACGAAATCACGAGTAACAACGACATCAAAATCACCATTAACAACGTCACTCGAGATATATCCATTCACTACACTGTAATAAGCAGGACTATCTTCGTCTGCGATGTTTTGGAAATAAGTTACTTTCACTTGCATAAGTTTCTCTGAAGCTGCTGCTGCTGCAAGCATTTCCTGACCTGTAGCACCAGGTCTCCAGTTAACACTTAGTGTTAAATCCGGGACTGAACGAGAACCAAGTAATTTCTTAGCGTACTGTTGACCGAAAGTGTTTACGCTAACAACATTAGACTCTGCACCTGCTGCTGCGGGGAATGCAGCAACTTCTTCGACAACAGTATAGGTAGTTGCCTGACCGCCATTAGCTGGAGCTTCTGCGATTTCAACTTTGACATTATTACCCATGAAAATAGAATTAAAAGCCATTTTATTATTCCTTTAAATTTAGGGATAACGATCCTTGCTATCCCTTTCATATATTATTTATGTGTGTAGGTTGTAGTACTTCATGTAAAGTGCTAAACCTCTTAGTAGTTCACCTGTATAGAAACCAAAGAACATTGAGTTGTTCTGAGGTGTTGTAGGTGTTCCACTTCTGATAGCTGATGACCAGCCACCATTCATAACGTGATTAGCTGAAACTACGTTATAGTTTTGTTGAATTTCCGCGAATAGTAAATCAAGTAATTCGTGATCTGGATAACCAGCTATTGCCATCATTGAAGCACCAGCAAGCCACAAACCAGACATATGACCTGTAAAGCCATCGTAGATAACTTCACCTGTATCTTTAAATCGTGTTGGAGCATGACCATTATTATTTTTCATGAACCACTTTAAGTAATTCATCCAGTTCTTACAGTACGTAATAATGTTCAGTGGGATAGCATAATCACCACGTTGATATAGTTCATGTACTACATCACAACCTGCAAAGAACGCACGAGGCTCATAACCTGACCATGCTTCTTCATACCAGTGCTGCATAATGAACTGATCCGGTTTACCATCAGGGGCATAAGCTAAGGCGTCCTGACGGTTCCATACATAAGCCTGAGCACACGGGCCAGGTAAAGTAGGATGGAATTTATTAGTAAACCAGTCCTGAGCATCACATAAGAACTTAATACTATTATTTAGTCTGGTTTGATCAATTGTCGTACCCTTAAAGCACCAAATCGCGGGCAATTGATACCCAGGGTATGGTAATCCACGCCAACCAGAATACAATTGAGCATATGGATCTGTGATGTTACTGAATGGTATTAGTCCTGGTGTATATGAAAGGCTATCAAGCATGTAATTACGAATTACACAATCACCTAAACGTGCTGTATATCCATTACCAGTACTATCGTTGAAAGTTAGAGAAACCAGTACTGAATAATCACCTGTACCACCATCGTTATAAAGTGCTGGTAAATCGTTAACACAATACCAGTCAATACGACCTGAGACACCATCAACCGGATCGGTATCAAGTAATAGTGTAAACTCTATGCGTCCTGTTAGTGTTGGTTGTCCTGGCTGTTCATCACCTTCTTCATGATCCGGTTGATAAGAACTCAATTTAAAATCCAGTACATTAAACGTTTGTGTTACCCATGCCCCGTTACTTGCTGGTAGCATAGCCCACCAACGCCAACCAAGATCATCAACAATACGGATATTAAAATCATCAGCATATGTTCTGTATGTGAAGCTGTTTAAATCCTGTGTTTCATCATCAAAGATCCAGAAACCAACTGTAGAACTACCGTCAGAATCCATAGTAGTTGAAATCACGTTGTCATAGTACGTTCCAGCGATACCAGATACATATTGTAAGGTAGTTACTGTGTTATCCCCATAATCGGAAATCATACGCATATCTGCTGTTAAGTACTGTCCACCGTCTGGTTTAGCAATACGTGTAAAATGATTCATTGGTATATCCATAGATATAATACTGTTGTCAGTATTGGTAATGGGTAAACCGCAACGGTATCTTATAGCACCTTCTTCTGTTTTAGTTTTATTCACTGTCATTGCTACAGCAAGGCTTAATGGTTTACCAGTAATATCAACACCACTATATTCAACATGGAAAGTTGAACTATTATTAAATTTGAACCATATAGATTGTTGTTCAAGTGTTGTTTGAGCTGAGGCACTTTGATTTATAACAATATAGCCATCTGAATCACGTGAATATGATGCTACTTGATTACTCGGATAGAAATAATCATATGAAATACCATCCGTAAAAGGCGTTATAGCAAGAGTACTTTTACGAAAGAACATATCAAATTTATCAATATCAGAATATCCAATACATGTAAGTAGTGAGTTCTGCCATGCTAAGTAATAGATACGCTCGCCTGTGATATCCCATAGTAGCTTTGCCGCCTGACAGAACCACAATTCAGCATCTGATGCGTTATCAGCGAAATCAAGTGAACCGTAGTTATCAATGGGTACGTTTACTGGCCTGTTGTGCCAACGCTCGTTACGCCCCATGAGATAACCACCTTCTGAAACTGGATTCTTTGTAGCGTAGTTGAAGCGGTAATTACCGTTTATAGACGTGTCCTTGAGCTGGACTGTACCGATCTGGCTTGTTAGTCCTTCTGCCAGTACATCACCGTTACTGTCTACCTTTCGCCCTGTACGGTCTATGATCCAGTCGACAGTAAAGATAGGAGCTTTTACATCCCAATTGATAGAGTCTTCATCAGGTAACCATGCATATACGGTAGCGTTTACCTGATTCCAGCCTAAAGAAGCACGTTCAGGAAAAGCGAACCATACAGCATCGAGGTACTCACCATAGTTTGGTGCACCATGCGGTATCTGTGTCTGTCCATTCGTCCATGTAAACAGTACTCCCTTGAACCCTCCATGAGTTGGGTACTCTGGATCTAATGGGTAATGTGCCAGTACTGGAGCCTTGCCGTTACAGATCCAGTTACAACGCAAAGAACCATTAGGTGGATCGGGAAACGCTACACCACGGAAGAACGCCATGTGATAGGCGTTGAAAAAGTCTTTAGCACGTTGTAGGTAATACGGTTCTTTGGTTGCCTGATATGCATAGATAGCACCAAGAATTGCTAAGGATTGTCCTTCTGTGGTTGCGTCACCGTCCGGTTGTGCTTCCCATCCCGTTTCCGCTATAAAGTGCCTGTTGTTACATATAACGTTTTGTGGATTTAGTACATAGTGATCTGTTTTATTATCATTAACTAAACCCGTATTACGTTCTAAAAACTTCCAATGCCCTTCAATCATCTGTTGGGCATTGCTGATATTTTGTTTTCTTATCATTCTTGTAGATCCGCCATTAGTAAGGAGCCGTACCAGGTACTTCCTCCATCTATTGACAAGAATTGAATTACATCAATTGAATCTTTCGTAAAGGTTAATACTGGTTCACGCCCATAAGACCATTTAACATTAGAAGGCCATGAAATTTTATTTGCCCCTGTTCCTTGTGTTAATAACATCGTGATAGTTTGACTGTTTAAGTTACTTCCACTCGCATTTATGACACTGAGTTGTGTTACTGGTGCTGTTAGAGTTGCTTTGAAAACACGTTTACCATCAGACATATCAAGTTCTAATGTATCTTCAACGTTATTTATTGTTAGAAGGTCTTGAGTGATAGTTACTTTGGTATCAATGTTCGCTTGAAGTGTGGCATCTTTGGCATCAATCTGTGCTTTTGAATATGTCCCAACATCGTTATAGTTCAAGGTTACGTTACTGTTTAAAGCATAACCGTTAATTGTAGTGATACGTAACGCGAACAATCCGTTGCTTTCAGTACGCGAATATACATCACTAATATCTGCTGCTACCAGTTGAATGTTAGTACCAGATAATGGCTTGTTATTGATTAAGAACGTCTTAGGCACATAAGTACTATTACTATATGCTAATGATGCCATATCAGTAAGTTGTGCTGCCGTTAGTTTGATATTGCTACTCAAAGGCAAACCGTTAACAGTAACCGTTTTAGCTACAAAGGTATTATTAACCTGTGTCTGTGAATACACATCAAGTATATCTGCCGCTACTAAGTTCAACGCTGTTCCTGATAATGCGTGTCCGTTTAATTGAAACACTTTCGGTACTACGTTTGAATCAATGTAGGTCTTAGAGTAAACATCACTAATATCTGCTGCTACCAAAGTAATGTTGGCTGTAAGTGCTTTACCATTGACAGTACGTGTGATTGGTACGTAGTTACTGAGATCGGTAGCGGCTGCCGCACCAAGTTCTGTTAGCGTTGGTTTATCAGCACTGGTGTAGACCTTGTACCATGCCCCGTTACTTGCTGTTGAGAAGTTACGAAAGTTGAGTACTGGCGTACCGGTTTTGCTCATTACCAATTGAGTACCGTTAGAACCATCAAGGTTAGTGATACCCAACATATCAACACCTGTTGGTGCGTTAGCTGCTGCGATCTTAACGAATGAGTTACCGTCACGGCCTTGATAGCTTGGAAACTCGTTACCGTTCGATCCTACCCCCCAATCACCACGGTTAAGAGGTACTACGGACTCATCAAGAATACCTGCTGATAGTTGTGTTTCTGGTGAGAAAACGTATGAGCGGGTAACAACCTGATCCATATCTGACGTATCTGATACGCTGGATAAGTACCCGTTGTACATCACATAGTTCACCGATGTATCGTTAGTACCTTCATCAAGCATTTCAACCTTAACCTGTACTAATTGCTGAGAATCAACAACAGAATCAAGTACGGTGTTTTCACCTGGAACATAGTTAACTTCAATAGTCATATCACCATATGAACTATCACCCGCTACTTTAGAGGTGAAAGTACTATCATATGTTTCTACAGTTGAAATAGTTGTTGATTCACTAAAACTTGGAAATGCCGAAAGGTTTTCTACTTGAACAAAAGTACGGGCATTTGGATCAACATTAGTTGTATCGGTGTTAATCCATACCGTAGTTAAATTCCCTAAAAATGTTTGAGCCATAATTATTCCCCATAGCTAAAAGATAGAGTTTGCGTGTGTACATAAGCGGTTTCCGTTGCTTCGGCTTGAGTAGTCATTAGGCTATCTTCAATACGTACATTGAATAATGACATTGGAAGTTGCTGGTTTAATTCATTAAAGAAACCAGGCGTATTAATTGCTTCAAGTATTTTTTCAATTTCATCGGATGCTTCTTTATATGATTGTCCGACAGACACAAACTCAACACGAAATTCACATAAGTTTCTAATAGTTGATGGCACAATTTGATTATTAATGACTGTGTTTGCTTTAGATACTTGAGTACGTTGTACAGAAGAATCACCAATATAAACTACAGTAATATCATCTACTGATGCTTTTGATGGAAAGTGTAAATTAGTAACTGGAGAGAGTTTATTAATTAAGTACTTTCTGATTTTATAGTCTGCCGTAAACATATTATATTTCCTCTTCTAAATCGACTTTGCGAATATAGTGATAATTAGTGATACCGCTTGTATCATCATCTATCCTATTTACTACGTATTCGATATTATCGATCTTGAAGGTGCTATTTAGTTTGATACCTGACTTAGCACTAAAATATGTCACGGTAGTTTGACTATCATCGAAAAAAAGCTCGTCTTGTTCGAAAATAGCGGTAATCGTTATTGATACACCATCTTGAACAATGACGAGCTTTTCACCAAAAGCATTAAGTAGTGACTCTGATTGTGAGTTACTAAAAAATGCTCTCATTTTATTTCACCATTAAGCGGATTTGATTTTTAGGTTTACAAAACCTTCTTCATGAGCAATAGCTGTTGCTAAGTACTGGAAGCTGCGGAAAACAGTAATTTGTGCTGCACGGTGAGTAGTTGTATCTACGTCAATTTCCTGACCTTCTGACCAGTTCGCAATAATTAGATTACGGAAGTCACCGATGATCACAGAATCGACATCTACAAAAGTACTTTCAACAACACGAACTTCATCGTTTAGCCACATATCGAAACGATGACCTTCAACCATAGTCACGGCTGAGGTGTTATTTAATACGGCGGTTTGACGTAGCTTAGCTAAAGTACTTGGATGCATTACCGCTACGCAAGAACGAACGTCAACGTTAGCAGTACCAAGAGCTTCAATAGCTTTCTGTACATCAGCTTCAGTCATTTTACCGATCGCTGCGGTCGTAACTACTGGAATCGTTGACTGTAGTGAATCAAAGATCTTGGATTCGAGGCCATTAGCCGCATAGCGGATTAGAGCATCCTGAACAAAGGTTGCTGCGGTATCAGAACTTAGCATGAGCTGCTTAGTTACAGGTACTGCACCAGCAAACATCTTTGGTGATAGCTTGATAGAATCAAAATTCGCGATTGTATCTTCAACTGCATCACCTTCTTCATAGAATTTGAAGTTACCTGGTGCCGCTGGAGTTAGACCAGTAAGGCGAGGAATACTAAGAACGCCACGGTAAGCAAGACCAGAATAGATAGTTGGATTTAGGCTTCCAAGAATGGACTGAGCCAATAGAGCGGTTAGATAAGAATCCGCATATACGGTTTTTACTGTTCCTGCTGCTGTTTGAGTATCGGTAGCAAGAGTACGGGAAAAATCCATTTTGAAACCGCGTTGGCCTTTTTCGAGTTCAGCTTTTACAGAATCAAAGTTATCATCGTTGATACTACGGATTAGTTCACCAATTACATTTTTATTCATATTATTAACATCCTTGTTAATTAGATTTGTTTCTTTATTTAGGGATCTGGTTTGAACTTCCTGTTTAAATTGTTCAACTGTCACACCTGATTTAATTGCTTCAGAACCATCTACCTTGAAAAGTTCTGCAATAGCGGTTAACTCACGAATTCTAATTTCGTCAGATTCACCTTTATTTAGTGCTGCACGTTCTTGTGCTTCTACTTCAACAATTTCAGTACTGTCCTGTACTTCTACTGCTTTAGTTTCTTCTACTGCTTCTGAACTTTCCTGTACTTCAACATGTTCATCAGATTCAGTACTTTCTTTTACTTCTTCTTCGATTTGTTCAACTACATCATCGGTACGTAGTTCTTCTTGTTGGTTTTCAATATCCATTTGTTCACCTTCACTAAGTTGAATTTCATTTGTATTTAGTGAACGTGAAACACCAACATAATCATCTGCGGGAACAGATACGCTACTTACTTCATATGGCGACCAAAGATCTACAATTAGGTTTTCACCTTCGATATGATAAGATTCAATATTGTATCCAACGGAAATTTTGGTACGGATACCTTCCTGAATCATTGTAAAAATAGTTTCTGCTTCTTGAATTGAAGATAGTTTTACAGTCGCACGACATACATTATCGCTGTCTACTCTCGCATCTAATACAATTCCAACATGACGGGTAAAGTCATGTTCAATTAGTAATGGAGCACCATTTAGCATACGAGTTAGGTCAACGGAATCTGGCGTACATTTAAGGATTTCGTTTAGTACACCAATACCTTCACCAAAATCACGTTTAACAGGTGTTTCACTTGCAAAAGCGATCTCAATGGTTCGGTTTTCTACATCTATAGCGTTATTAATTTTCTGTAGGTTTAGTTCCCTCGTTAGTTGTTTCTTCATCCTGAATAACTTCCTGTTTATTATTAATTGTTTTAGCTTCCTCTAATTCAATTTCCTTCTGTACTTGATATGGGTCATAACCAAATTCAGAAACAACCATAGAACGACTCTTGATCTTGTTATCAATCATTAGTACTTGGGTTTGTACGTCTTTGAGAGGATCAAGGGATTCCACAAATTCACTGATATATTTAGCCTTTACTAATTTATCGAAATCACTAAATTTCAGATTTAAACTCTGATTACGTAACATTTCTGCTTTAAGCCAGCGTGCGTATATTGGTTTTAATACAAACGTGGTTAATGCATTAGTACGTGTCTTGAAAGTCTGACGTTGTAGGCGGTCAGTTAGTTTTGCTGCTGAGAATGAAGCATTTGCGGTAGAACCGCTTAGTGATTGCTCTGTGATACCAAGAGACATAGCTATTTGTTGCATCTGAGTATCTACAAACTCTGTGATACCATCAGTAGCCCCGTTTGGGTTAACACTCGTTACGTTTTGTCCTGGTTGAAGTTCTACTAAAGCACCGCTTTGTAAGCTGTCATTTTCGTAGTAATCAGGTTCGTACCCTTTCATAAAATCAATATCTTCATCACTACCTGCTGAGTTAGTAATGAAAGCCATTGCAGAGGCTGATAGTTTCTTAGATATGATTGCTGCCTTAATAAAGGCTTCAAGATCTTTTAATAAAGTAGTACCTGCAATGATATCCGGTATGCCACGCTCTTGATTTGGGTAATCCTGGATCATTAGATGAAGTATGTTTGATGCTGGAATTACTTCATAATCACCTGTTTGATACGTATATGTAGAGGGATTCAAACGAGTTACATAGTACTCAATTACTTTCCCATATCGATCAAAATGAATACCATTAGATACATATGAACCATCATCAAAAATTCGGTTTCCAGTAGTAGGTATTCGCATAGTGTCGATAAGTTCAAACTTCACAGTACCGTTTACATCATGACAAATAATGAATGCTTCACCATCAATACTACGAGTACGTTCCACTAAACGCTGAAAAGCTGCTAAATCCATCTTACCATTCATACTAAATGCTTCTGGATTATCTGCGTATTTGTAGAATAACTGTTCAAGTTCTTCGTTAATAACTAAGTTTTCTTCATTATCATCATGAAGATTAACATCAGGACGGATATACAGACCTGATGCACCCGTTACGCCATCACTGTTAACCTGAAAGTACTTTTTAGCAATTCCATTATTCAAACTTAGTTCACGTGATTTAGCGACTAAGGTAGGTAATGTCATATTGATGATACTATTAATATTTCCTGCTGAATTACCTGCTGAAAACCCAAAACTGATGATTGGTGATTGTGAGTTAGTACGAATCTCTTTTAGTTCACGTTTTAATGCATTATCTGTAAGTTGTTTACGTTCAAACTGTGGTTTAGGTACTTGTTCAGGCTCATCAATTTTTTTCTTTTTCCAGAACATTAGTTACCCCTGTTAAAAGTTGTTATTGATTTAATCGGATTACCAGAAGAAAGCCCCCTCATACGTGCTAATTCTTGGTTAGCAAGTTTTGTATAGTGAGTGCGGAGTTTTAGTAATGCGTCCATAGATTCTGTAGTTAGGCTTTTATTGTTGATGCTCTGAGTGATTACACCACCGCCCTGTACTTTAGACTCTATAACAATATTTATTTCATCAATGATAGATAGGTATTGATTGTATTTATTTGCTGTCGCAGTTGGATCTACTATCTGAAAGGTACGTACAGCAAATGTTTTATCATTGATAATTGCCGTATATGCACCTGATTTCCAGTTTGAAGTATTAATTACAGAATATGGATAGGTATATGAAATTTTGATCCCATCCACATCTACTATATCTACTTTAGAATCTGCGGCAAAACTAAACACAATGCTTTCACCTTTGATAATATCTGAGGTGAAATCAACGCTGCGTGTTGCCATGTTTATTCCTTATTCATTAAACCAATTTCTTCCCCCCATACGCCTTTTACGTTGTTTACGTACTGGAACATGTTCTATAGGTGTATCATTAGTTTGTATTTCTTCACTGTATTTAGTTTTAGCTATATTGGCGTTGTAGTTCCTTAGTTTTTTATAGGCATCAACACCCAATTTATTTAACATATATTCAAAGCTAATTAGGCAATAGTTGAGCGTATCAAGCATTTCGTTACGATCATCTTTTGAACCAGTACGTTTCACCCAAACAAGTTGACCACCTTTCATTACTCGCTTTTCACTGGTGTACTGAAGGAATGCATCATCCGGTAATGAATGGCTAAAATGGATTCTTTTACCTTCATGTGCTTCATCGTTCATAGCTGCGTTAAGTAGCTTTCTGATACGGTTCTTCCCTTCGTTAACGTTAAGTAGCATGAACTTATAACCACCCGATGTACTTTCTTTGTATAGAGGAATAGTTGTACGTCCATCACCCTTGATAGGTTTGTATATCTCATTACCTGTTTTATTACAGAATCGGTAGATGGTATTAGTTGCAGCACCATTAGAACTATCTACCCATACCTGAAGTACTCGTAGAGGTGTTCCATTTTTCGTTTTTAGCTTTGTATTATTTATAAAACTTTGTAATTCTACATATGCTGGCGAGTCATATTTATTACAATCGACCGCATAGAAGCTACGATGATCAAGTACATAATAGTTCTTTTCAGAAATTCCAACTAAAGTACATTCAAGGCGGTCTAATTGTTGGTCAATTGAATATGCTAAACCAACACAATCATTAGGTATGTTCTGTATATCAATATCAAAATCACGTAGCTGTTCCAGTAGAGTTAAATCGTGTTCTACGTTTTCTTTATCAATGTATGGTTCGCCTAATGCGTTGTTCACAAAACGCATATGGTCAAAGTTCTTAAACGCTTCTGCAAAATCCTGTACCAGCTTGCGGATCGACGAAACCGGAGAGTACAAACGTGATATGTGATAGCCCCTCACATCTTTAATCTCTGGATGTGTAGCGATCCAACGTCCTTGTGATACTGCTCTTACGCGTTCGGCTTCTGAGTACTGGTGTTTACAGTGCGGGCATTCAAGATAGGCAGTATCGGCATCAGGGATAGAACGGCGGCCACCGTCTATTACCTTCCATTTGAATTTAACGTTTTTCCATATCAGGCGTTGTTCATCACCACATTCAGGGCAAGGTACGTGAAAGTACCTCTGATCGCTCATAGCAAATTCCTGGCATATGGGATCATCAGGTACTAACGGCGTAGAGCACATCATGATTAATGAGTCACGGAAAGACTCACAACGCTGTGATACAAGGGCTATGGGGTTCCCTTCATCACCCTCGATATCTACCCCTGAAATCTCATCACAGAAAACACGCTTAGCCGTGAGGCCACGTAGGGTACTTGGGCTTGAGAGACTAACGAAATAGTTGAAAGTACCAACGGTAGTTTCCTGCGTGGTTGCATCGTTAGTTTTGGTCTTGTCTGATTTACTCGTGATTAACTTTGCAAGTGATGGTGTTAGCTGGATAGTTGGGTCGTACTTACCATTCTTATACTTCTTAACTGTATTTGCTGTTGTACCAGCAATTACCATGTTTGATGGATCATGTTGAAGAAAGTACAGGGATGCACCAGTAACTATTGTTGTTTTTAGTAACTGTGCGGAACTCATTAGTACTACCTTGCGTACCCCTGGTTCTATAATTGAATCTAACGGTTGTTTCTGAAATTCGTACAAACGCATTGGTGAGCCTTGTAACTCACCATCGCAGAATTTAAGATTCTTCTCTACCCATTCACTCGGTTTGATCTTCTCTGGCGGTAGTATGTTCTTCACCGCCTGGTTCAATATCTTTATTAGCTTCTTCTGATTCTGAAAATCCATTTTCATATTCATCTTCCTCGTACTCATAATTTCCAATATCTCTGAGTACTTCATCAATTTTATCTTTTAGCGTTTCCCTCAATTGGTTTGCATCTTCACTTGCAAAGAGTTCTACATAAGTTGTGTTTGGAATACTACGCAACATGTTCTTTAGTTGAAGTAAGTAACTTGAAAGTGAGTCAGTTACATAATCCACTTCTACTAAGTTTCTTCTTTTTAGATCAGCTTCCATTTCTTCAATGTCTGCTTTAGCTTTTGCTAATCGTAATTGTTCACGCTGAGTTTCTTCTTTTAAATCTGTTTGACCTCTCAATGGTGTTAGTACATTATCTTGTACCCATTGATAGATCTCATCGTCTGTTCCATTTATATCTAAACCTTTTGCTTTCCAATCACGGCTAACTGTTGCAGGGTCGTATCCGTAGATTTTTGCTAATTGTAAGTACGTCATATTTCCTCGTATTGTGAATGAATTAGGTTCAAAACATCATATATTCTATTCAAAGGGTGCGGCGAAACTACGCGAACGCTTGCTTCAATGAGAAGAACCTATGTTGATTTGGGATGAATCTGATGGTAATGTTTGTTTACTATTCAATTGAGAGTTGCATCATGGTAGATAAAACTTTTGTTTGCTTAAGTAAGTCCAAGAAAAATAAAGATTTTTGCGTCGCAGGTAAAATCATTCATCAACATGATCAAGGTATTGACGTTGGCGAATGGATTAGACCTGTTAACCAGTCTGGTGCTATAACTCGCTATGATAGTATTTATGGTAACAGCACAGATTCTCAGTCACTTGATATAATCACAGCAATATTTATCAAACCTACTCCAGAAAAATTTCAAACAGAAAACTACCTGATAGATGAAACCCAGTACTGGAAAAAAGAAGGAGTTTATAGTTCGCATCCTGACTCTCTAAGACTTCTTTGTGATTATCCAGAAACTCTGTGGATAAACAATCATCAGACAAGTAGCGGTAAGTTTGATCAAGTACACCCAGATGAAGTAGAAGATCTTAACGATAGCCTTTATTTTATAGAGGCCGGGCTGATTACTTTTATAACGTCTCGTTGGGAAGACCAAAAGGTAAAAGTGCGAGCCGAGTTTACTTATAACGAAGTAACATACAACCTCAAGGTAACTGATCACAAATGGCTAAATTATTTTGAGAGTAAAGAGGTAGGCCGCTACACGAAGCCTGATTGTTTTGTAACTGTAAGCCTTGCATTAGAAGCATTTGAAAATTTAGCAGGGAAATTTCATTACAAATTAATAGCTGAGATAATTTAATGAAAGTATTTTCAATTGGCTTTACTGAAAAAACTGCTGAGAAATTTTTTACCTTGATTAAGTCTCAGCCAATCAAAACTCTGGTTGATGTCCGTCTAAATAATGTATCTCAGCTTGCTGGTTTTGCTAAAAAGAAAGACTTGGAATTTTTCCTTCGCGAACTTTGTGGGGTAGGCTACGCCCATGTTCCAGACCTGGCACCAACCAAAGAGATGCTCGATCCTTATAAGAAAGGAAAAGTCTCTTGGGAGATTTACGAAGATAACTTTCTGAATCTTATGGCAAAAAGGAATATTGAGCGTATAGATAAGAGCTTAATCTCTGACGGTTGCTTGTTATGTAGTGAGCACAAGCCCCATCACTGTCATCGCCGTCTTGTGATAGAATATCTGAACAAGCATTGGGATACAGATTTTGAGGTTAAGCATTTAATATGATGAAAGTACTAATTATGTATCATCCTGATTTTGCTTCAAAGGGTAAGTTTGAGCGAAAGCTTACCCGTATCTTCTCCGAATCGAGTGAATATAAAATCTTCTATTTTGAGGATCACCAGGATTTGATACATAACTATTTTTCCTCTGATTTAATTTTTAAACTTAATCATGATACTCTTGCTGACCCATTTAAAATAGGATTGACGCACGCTATTATTTTTGATTCAGCATTGAAACCAGATTTCACAACTGTTTATGAAACGTTATCATCACAAATTCCTGTAAGGTATATAAAGGATAAAATTACGTTTGTATCCAATAAAGACAGGGGCGAACACTTCGATGTATATTGCGGTCGCGGTACTTTATGGGGTAATCCCTATGCGATTGGAGCCGATGGTGATCGTGATGAAGTTATAAGAAAGTTTAAGTACGACTTTGATAGAAATTTCTTAAAAGGCGGGGAAGATTTCAAAGAAAAGCTTAAAGCACATAGAGGGAAAATCCTTGGCTGCCATTGCAAACCTTATCCGTGCCACGGAGATGTTCTTGCCAGATTTTTAAATGAATTAGATGATGGTGAGTAAAGCCGCTGTAATGCGGCTTAGATTTATAAAAGAGATGTCACCTTAGAGAAGTTCACTGAACGATAAAGATATCCTTGCACCGCTGATACTCCCGCATCACGTAGTACTGGTAGTTCTTGCCGCTGCTCTACTCCCTCAACGATCACATACGGGCAGTACTTCATGATGTTCTTTATCAGTACGTTGAATGTAGGTTTCTGTACTTCTTGATTGTAGAACGCCCTATCAAGTTTGACCGCCTCATAGCAACCAGTAGAAAGTGCTGCGGTATTCGCACGGCCTGAGCCAAGATCATCAATGAACAGGCGATAGCCAACGTTTAACAGTGTTTTAAGTACTGGATGATTGATACCGAGTTCAAGCCCTTCAAAGTTCTCTGATATCTCAAGCCTGATGAAATCCATTTTATCCAATAGCTGAATAATCTCCCTGTCAAACACACATAGCCGTGCCTGTATGGTATCAACGTTAACGGTACAGAAAAGCCGGTGCTCTCTGAACCATGACGCATGAACTTCTACAGTCTCTAATTGTTGTTTCAGTAGTTCCTTCTTCCCTTCGACCGACATAGCCATGATGAAGTACTTACTGTTCAGTACTGGAAGATCTTCACGATGGAAGCGGGTTAACAGTTCACACCCTACGAGCTGGCCTGATGTTGTCATGATTGGTTCTGCTATGAAGGTTTTGGTGATCATCCCTGCTTATCTCTAATAATGGTAGATGATCAATTATTGATCATTTTTAGATATCAATAATAGAGCTACCCTACCAAATAACATTACTTAAGCTATTGAAAATGATCATTTTTATGTGATTTTTAGCGTTTCGTATTGATTAACATCAAACCACTGTATAAATTTACAGTGCCATAATCTCATCGAAGGGCAGGAAAATGGGTAATAAGAATTCGTTTGATTCAAGCGTTCGAAAAGGTGTTCAGGTGTATTGGCAGTGTGGACAACGGATAGTGGTTGTTCATCCTGGAGGGTACTTAGAACGTATTGAAGATGGGCAATGTGTCTTGTTCGAGACAACACCTCATGAGGATGGTACTCGTTTGTACTGGTTCGGTGTGACTTCAAGTAACGCATACTACTTTATGCTTGAGGTAGCTCAGCCAGTGGATATCTTTGCTGTTAGTAGTTGGTTCTACGCACAACAAGCTATGTTAGAGGTACATGATAAGGATGATGCTTTCTGTGATATGCAGGGTGAGCTGCCGTTTTGATCATGATCTCTTGATATTTTCAGTTGGCTATCACTATACTCAGCGAACATTAAATATTCCTCTTATAAAGAGTGTGAACAAGTACAATGAAAAAAACAAAAATTAATATTGATAAAATGATTTACTTAGATCAGCGGATCGTTGTTAATGAGTTCCAGCAGAAAACCTCTATAATTAAACGTGACAAAGATTATACATTATGGGTAGATATCAATAATATCAAACCTGTAGATTTATATTGCTACTTGCAAGCTCGTTTTGGGAAACCTAACGGAATGCAATCTTTGTTCCGAAAATATGATTCATCAAATCTCATTCATTGGGATTATACATTTGATTATGAAGGTTATCGTATAACGATTATGTGTATGACCTATCGTATAGAGATACACAAATCAATAGATTTTCAAGATCAGAAATTTGCAAAAGATGAATTCATCAAAGATTTAAAAGATGATTTTAAGAATTACGGCAAACAAATTTCCACATTTAGAACAAAAGTAGAAACGTGGCATCTATTTATAAATCCTTTCAAAAGAATTAAAACCGCAATTGATTCAAACTTTGTAGAGTTAGATAATCTGAAAATTGATGAAATAAAGCACCCTGACTTTAAAAAATTTAACAATAGAACTAAGAAAGAAATGTCCATTGTAGGAGAGAAATTTTCAAAAGCAAATACTTTAGGAATCAACATTTCCTTAACACTACCTATTTATGCAGAGTCTTTCATTAATTTTTTAATTTTCACCCTCGCAAAAGTTAATGCATATGAAAATAAAGAAGATTATGAATCTTTTATACGAAGCCCAATCCACGAACGCGTGAAAAACTTACATCTTAAATGTAAAGGTTTCCATTGCCCTGTGGATTATAACAATAATGAGGCATGTAAAGAGTTCCAATCGATAATGAATATTAGAAATGAGATGTTACATGGAAATGTAAATCCATACACCAATCATTTTGACACTGTTTATTTTGATGATAGAACCCCGCTCTTTGCAAAATTTACCAATTTAGCTTTTGACTCCTACCTCGCCTCGCAAACAGGAATTGAATACCGAACCTTATTAAAAAGATATGAGAGTGTACAAAACTTCATTTCCTATGTATTGTCATGTTTGGAATTAAATATTACAAAAGAAATTATGGATATGTTGGATGAGCCCTTTCCAGGATGGAATCCAAAAACTAAAAGATTAGGCAAACTTTTCGCGGATAAAGCTATTGATTTTCAAATAGATTTAGGTAAAACAATAAAGTTAATTTATTAATTGTTTTTTGCACGCTACCGATTAAAGTATGTAGGCTAAGCTATTTAATAAGAGTAGAAATTATAACAATCACGCCCACCCACACCTTAAACAAACCTACCCATAGTGGGTGGGCGTGATGTTCAGAGTGTACATGATTGTGGCTGTAATGGTAAAGTACTAACTCAAGATTCACTATCATGTCGGAAACAAGTAAATGGAATATAAAAATCTAAACCAAACAATACTTGCAGTTGTATTGATTCTTTCATTACTTTTGATTTGTGTCATCTTGAAAGCACTTTTTTTTGGAAGTAATAACTTCGAATGGGGTAGTTTTACCGATTGGATCAGTTCTTTATCGACATTGGGTACTTTGGGTGTAGCTTATGCCGCATATAGAAAAGCCCCCGAATGGCTGTCTCAAAAACATTACGATATAGTTTCTAAAGTTATCGAAGAAGCAATATATGAAGACTTACGAAAGTTGTCATCACTGAGCATTCAATATAAAAGCTATATTGTTCATACAAGTAAAACGCTAAAAAACCATTTAAACGATAAAGAAGAACTGCCAAAAGATATAGGCGAAACTTTTGATAAAATTGAAAATTTGCTTATCGAATTTTTCAACTTATCATATTCAATACAAAATAGATTAAAGGCAACCCAGAGGTATAACTATAAAATCACACCTTATACAGTGAATATAATGAACACTATAAAACATATTGCAGATTGTTACAATCGACTACAAACTCAATTTGAACTGGCAGCCTCTGAAGTTCCAATGCTCATGTATGCTGATGAAGAAGCTATACGTTTAACAGCAAAAGAAATTATTGATATACAACTTGAAGCTATCGAATTAAACCATAGCTTACAGGATTTTGTTAAATCAATTTATGATGATAATAAACCAATAACTGAATTTATCGAAGTTAAGAAATAATCACCTCGTGCCTCTCAATGGGGCATGTTTTTAATCATCTAAAGTCAAAAGAGGAACAAGTACTTCAACAGCTTTAATCACTTCATCTACATACGGATTGATAAGACTTTCATTAAAGTACTCATCTTTTCGTTCTCGCAGTGTTAAGTACTGGAACGGATCACCTAAATTCCTTACCCTCGAATCGCGGGTTTGTAACTGTATGCCTGATACGCCATTAGTTTCAATCCTTACTTCCTCGGTAATGTAGAGAAAGTAGTACATATCATCCTGGTATGTATTGAATTCCATTCTTATCATTTCATAAATTCCATAGTAAGTTAGTACCGCTAACTTTTCTATGTATTTACTAATAATTTTTAATTAAGCAATAAAACAGAACATATGAGTATTTGAAAAAAAATACCCTCACCATATGCAGTGAGGGTACTTCATAAAATAGGGTATTAAGGTTTGTTATGAAACGTCTAACTACCATAATTAGCGTAGAAGATCTTTTAACCCATCAACGCTTAACACTTCACTTCCCCTATGTATCATTGCATGACAGTTTGGACAAAGGGGAACCATGTCCTCAATCGGGTTTACCACATAGTTATCACCTACTGTATGCAGTGGTTTTATATGATGAACGTGTATAAATCCTTTACCGTGTTCGCCATAGACTTTCTCAAAGTCAAACCCACAACACATGCATGAAGTTCCATGATGGTCAATACAAGCCTGTCGTGCTTTTGGATCACGCTCGTAGGAGTTTACTGTAACTTGCTTTTTTGCACCTTCAGCGTAGTTTTCAGGTGAGGTAATTTCATCAGGAAACGGATTAGGTAAGAAGTCTGCATACCAAACAGTACCTTCTTTTCTAAGGTAACGCTTTTCAAGTTTAGGGGTGAAACGTTTGATAACAGCTACATCTCTATCCTCATCGTTTCGCCCCTGCTCCATATCAAACGTGAAAAGATCATAACCTTCAGCTATCAACTGGATGTGTTCAATAGCTTGAATGTATCCCAGATTTTTTCTTGTCCTACCGTCAACTACTTTGGTTTTCCACCGCTCCCTTAGTATGACTGATCTTTCTTGCTCTTTCTGAACATCCCAAGCACCAAAGATCACCATTTTCTTGTCATGATTAACAAATGACCAACTCCAAGTCCAGTTACTACAAGTAGCACCATGCGACTGGATGAATTGTTTTCTGTTCATGTTATCCCTCTCTTAAGTACCTCTTTGTACACAAAAATTGCACACTTGATCCAGTACTTTATGTAGTTATCAAATGGCATCATAGTAAGGGGAAATGACCGGAGCGAGAGGTGTGAAACTGGCGGGGCATTTCGTACTTACCAGTTCACTTTAGGTACTTCACTTGCTGTACTAACACCTATCGAGCAAAGCGAGAAGAAACGCCTTCCGTCTTTTCGAGTACAGCGAGAAAAACGGAACGTTTCTAACCAATACTACGAGGAGTTCACGACGAGTAGTATTCGTGACGCCAGTCACAGTTTCATTGAATACTGATAGAGAAAGAAATACATGTAATGAAATGGAATGGATTTCGTATCTCTATACTTAGTTGCCGTATTGATGGTAAGACGCGGGTTTCAGGGGCTTTTTCTGCCGTAATGCGGCATGGATATATGCCGTATTATGCCGTAATAAGGCACAATTAACGCAAGCTCTTTAAGTACTCAATCATGTCATCAATAAAGTTACCTTGTTTTTGTAGTTCTAATAGCTTACCTACCTCTTTATAAGTTAGCGTTCTTTGTCCATATGTTGGTGCTGGTAGTGCGTCAGGGTGCTCCATCATATACTGCTCTATTCGTTTTGCTGCATCCGTTATCGCTGCCCCGTAGTACCTAATCATACGTTCTTTTACTTGTTTCTTATTCTGTTTTACTTTAATAAGATTGATCGTATTGAATAGTAAATCATTTCGTATTTCATCTTCATTACTCAATACTGTAAACACGTCATAGACACTAATCTTATCTCTCACCTTAAGCTTTGCTACTGAATCCTTCATAATGTTCTTGATATCTTCACATGGGATATCTTTATATAGCTTGTACTGGCTAATTAGTGCCTTTATGTTTCTGTTATCAAAAGTTGAATAGGTCTTTGCCATGATAAATACTCCTGTATAAATGTTAATTAATAGATGGCCTGTAGTAATTCCACCCACCACAGGCCATTTGTATTTTATTGCCCTGCTTTTTTTATAATTCTTGTATAAGCTTGACGTGATACTGAACGATTCCAAAGATTATTGAAATAGTTTGTTATTCCAATCAATGAGTACTTGCCAGTTTTGTAAGTACTAATAATTTCTTCTTTCTCTTCCTTTGTAAAACGAACACCAGGCTTTCTGTTTTTAATTTTTGCAATATTATTTTTCTGAGTAATCCATTGTAAATTACTAACTTCATTGTTTAACGGATTATCATCAATATGATCAACAACTAATTTCAACGATTGATTGCGTGGTATAAATGCTTCGGCTACAAGTCGATGTACCTCAATAACTTTACTACCATATCCTTTTACAGATAATGATACTTTATAATACCCATTCGATTTACTTAATGAGTTTTTAAGTTTTCTATTAGTCTTAGTATTAAAAACTTCACCGTCAGAGCTTACTATGTAGTTTTCATATTGCGTTTTTTTCCATTTTTTCATTTGAACTTCCTTTTATAATTAACGTGTCAAATCCTTTGATCGCGTTTCTCACATCTACTTGGCCTGTGAGAGTTAGCCCTTTTTTAGAATGATGTGTTGGTTTAGTAAGTACTGAAAAGCACTTGCCAATGTTTCACGCTCGCATACCTGACTCTTAGATAGCTCCTGTAGAGCGATAAGTTGAGCGTCAGTTAATCGCACGGTTACACAATTATTTTTTACATCCTTTTTCTTTTTCATTTATTTTTCCTTATTAAATGATTTCGATTTCGTAATAAATCCCATGTAAAAAGAACCCTACGGCGTAGGGTTTCTTTTCAATGGAAGGATAGATAAGTCACAATCTATATATTATTTATTATTTTTCTTCGGAACATGTGAGATATGTTGAAGACATTTGTAGTATAGGATTTAAATCAAAATCGTTTCACGGATTTTTAAATCCTTATTGTTGATTCAATCTGGAAGTACTTAAGAAGTTGAGAGAAAGCATTAGGTACTTGATACCTATATTATACCATGTTTATTTTTCCCGTTTCAGGTAGTTCCTAACCCATCTATTTATTACTGGTATCTTTAGTGGAAGTAGAAGTACTACAAGAATCATAAAAAAGAAATTCAGTACTATGAACAATGGGAATAGTACGAACATGTAGATTAGTGTAGCGAGTATCTCAATTAGAAAGTTAGTCATTTGCGTTTCCTCCTGTATCTAATTATTTGTAGTATTTAGTAGATACAGGAGAAAAACACCCTCATATGCGGAGATTAGTTAGACGTCAGAAAATTGAACTGGTTACGCATCCAGACACCTACGGCATTATTAGGATCAACAGCATCTACATAGTTCAGCAATAGCGAGTAATCAATGATGCTCAATTGTTCCTCTTCTATGTTGATTAGCCGTGGTGATGTAACACCCTCAACAACGATACTAAAGGATGGCGTAGAATACGCTACAGTATCGCCAAAACGCTCTATAGCAACGCCAGAAACCAGTACAGGTTCTTTCTTAGACTCAACGAATAGGACGTGCTTGAGTACTTCCACTTTCTTATAATTGATTGTAATCACATAGTGCTTACCAGTTCGGTAAAGCTGAATACTATCCACTATCTTAGATAGCTCTGCTGCCATCCTTGCACGTACTTCAATGTTCTTAACATCGAATAGTACGGAAGGATCAACTGTTTTAAGGTAATCAGTATCTACTTGTACTTCTGTGAACGTAGTTTGTCGTTCTTTGAGTTCCTTTAACCTATCTTCTGATTCTTCAAGTTCGACCAGTACGGCAAAGGGTATCTTTTTACCCGTATTGCGAATCCGTTCAATGTTTAGTTTATAGTCCTCAATGTGTGCTTCTTCTTCTTCAATTTTTAAGCGTACTAATTCAATCTCTGGATTTATTTCATTCGGTTTTAGAATTTGGGTAAAGTCCAGATTCTTGATATGTTCTATAACGAATTGTTCAACTACTTCATACTTTAGAGCCTTGTTATCACACAGTCCGTCGCGTTCAGCAATACATCGGATGTATCTATATTCCTCATTGAACTTACCTTTTTTCTTTGAATCGCGTTTAGCCACTACTACATTATGATACATTGCCTCACCACAACGAGCACAACGGCAAATACCATTAAAGATATTACTCTGTATGATTTCCTTTCCTGTATCCACTTCCAATTCAATTACATTACCATCACGATCTAAGTATGGTTTATTAGTATTTGGATCATAGAATTTCTTGAGTACTTTACCACCAGTTACTTTAGCACCTGGACGACGTGATTTTAGTAACTCCTGTACTAAATCAAATTCCTCTTTTGAAATAGCAATTGGATATACATCCATTTCATAACGTTTCTGATCTACTGGATTGGAGGTACTGCTATAATCCCTAATGATTTCACTAATAAAAATTGAACCAGTTACCCTCTTATTGCGTAGTAGTTTATGAATAGATTCACCACGCCACAAGCGACCAGAAACAAACAACCATTCACTACCTCTTTCATTAAGCATTTTAGCTATAGTAGGTGTGCCAATACCCGTTTGATACAAACGAAAAATTTCACGCACGATAGCTACTTTATCATTCAGTTCATATCTATCTTCTACTATATCTATCCACTGTGGACGCTTGTTAGTGACGATAGTACCTTGCTTGAATGCTTGTTCACGCTTCCGCCGCCAACCATCACGTATACGGTCACTCTTGATTTTCGACTCTTCATACGCACGCTGAGCAGACATAGCGACTATTGGCAACATAGCACTATTGCCACGGTTAATAAGCATATTCAATGAAACATCATGAATAGTAATATTGTGTCTATCCAGTTCTGCCAAGTACCCGACAACCTGGAATGGATTTTGACGGCTAAACCTATCGATACTTTCCAGTACTAAATGTGAATCATCCCACATACCAGCACGTACTTGATCCATCCATCGGCCTAACTCCCCTTCAGACATGTTCAGTCCTTTGAAAGCTGATACACCTTGATCGCTAATAATGGTAGCTTCTGGATCATCCATTTCTGCCAGCAAGTTAATACGCTCTACATATGCGTTCAGATTTTGTTCTTGCCTCTCAATGCCCGTTCCAGATAGTTGCAATTCTGAACTAACACGATGATATATAAAGCATTTTTTCAT